TTATGATTAACAAAAGGTATAGTGTTTGTATAATGACTCAATGTTAAAGAAGGATGGATTTCACAATGTGTATGCTTTTTATTCAATTCATTCATATTCATAGATATGAACTGATAATTTTGTTCATTACATTCAATATATTCAATGTATTTTCCTAAGAAAGTTTTGTCATACCAATTGTCGATTTTCTTTATATTATTTAGTTTATTCACTTCAGACGCAATGTATAAAGGTCTAATACAACGTCCTGAATCAGAACATAATCTAAATTCATCAAAGTGAACATCATATAAAAATGTTATCTGATAATTTAATTCATGTTCTCTCTTAGCTTTCAATAATGAATCATATAATTTTACAGGATCATGGTGAATACCAATTATATTATTATTCAAAAAAACTTTAGTATTTGATGTAATTTCATAAACATTCAGTTGATCAATTTTGATGAAATCGTTTTTATCAAGTATATTTAGTAAGTCATCGGTCTTTTGTTCACTTGTAATTTCACATGAAACAGACATATGTTTCAATAAACCTATATTTCCACCATCGGGTGATTCAAAAGGACACATGTAACCAAATTGTTCTGAACCTAAACGATGTGGGGCTGTAAGTTTTATTGATCTGTCTATCGGAGTATTAATTCTTCTCACATGTGACACATATCCAAGATAAGATAAACGATTTAAATCTTGTACTATTCCGGCTTTTTCAGGATCATCTAACATACCCCAATTACCTTTGAAAGTTTTATACATTCCTTCATCAATAAAAGTTGAAGAGAACACTCTATATAAATCACCAGGTAAGACTAGGTTTTTATATAAAGTAGTAAAATTTCTTGCAAATGTACTATCTGCAATGGAGTAATTTTTATCAATACTTCTTATCACATTATTTCTAAACTTATTGTAAAAATCCCTGAAAACGTTTGTAAGTAAAACACCTGAAACATCTACACGTTTATTCATATAATTATCTCTACTGTTGATTTGGAGTGTTCCAAGTTTAGCTTTAATCATCTGATTGATAAGGTATCCAAAGAATATGGCTTTCGATTGAAATGTATCCATATTAGGTAAAAAATCTTCAAGTAAAACATATTTCACATAATCTTCGTCATCAAATTGTGTAGATTTTTTCAAATAAAATAAAGCTTGTTTTTGTGTAAATATATGTGTTCCGTCTATTTTTTTTTTACAATCGATTACAAGTTTTCTTACCATTTCAAGCATATTAGGATTCTTTTGTTCATCATCGTTCAAAATATGATTGATAATTTCTTTATCACTTTCTATACCTAATGCACGGAAAATAAGAAATACAGGTAAGTTTTTTTGCCTTATACTCATTATATCAACAGATATGTATTGGTTATCGTTCAAGAGAGTTTCATCTTCATTTTCATCTTCATTTTCATCTTCATTTTCATTTTCATCTTCATTTTCATCTTTTTGAGATTTCATATATTTTCTTGGTTTTTTCATCATATATAAATATAAAACTTTGGCAAATAATTTATTTTCATCAGATACACATCTACATTCACCTTTCAAACTATAATCCATGTTACCGGCAGTAGGAACAGATAAAAACAATTTATTTGGTGCAATTCTTTCTTGAGAAATAATAACTTTTTCTTTTCCGTCAATAATAAAGTACCCCCCTTGGTCATAAGGACATTCACCCAACTTAGTGATTTCATCTGTTTTCTTATTTTTCAAGTAACAACCACTACTATGTAACATAAGCGGAATCGAACCAATTCTTATGTTTTTATGTTTTACAATTTCTTCTTTATCTTGTATAATATCTTTAAATTTAATAGTAATATCGACAAAAATATTAGCATTATATGTCATACTTTGAAGGCGGGCTATATTTGGTAACAATGGATCATTTTCATTATATGTAGGCTTTTCAACTCTAACATCGTTACCATCTTCATTACCTATAAAAACTTGAATTTCGTATAATTCTTTATTAGGTTGTTGTGGATGTTTAAAAATCAATACGAAAGGATTCAATGTTTTTACAGTGTATGGGATTGTATCGTTAAGAAAAATATCAAAAGATTCTATTTGATGTTTTGATAAATAATTAGTATTTGATTCAAAATATGATTTTATTATGTCCCAATTGTTCATTATTATTAATTAAACAGAACTTATTTTTTTAAAAAAAATAATGAAAGCATGATAAAAATAAATTGTTGTATATTTTATTACTCTCTACAAATTCTTTCAATTGAACCCAATCTATATTTTTATCATAAAACATTTTCTTTACGTTATATACTCTAAATAAATAGACCTGAAAAAATCTTATGAGCATTTTCTGTTCATTCATTGACAAAGATGATAGAATGATTACATAATTCTTATCACTTAAGAAGTTACATTCTTCATTGATTTGTAATAAATATTTGCATTTTCTCAAAAATTGTTTAGATACCATATCAGTAGGTGAATTCACATATTTTATGATGAAATTGTTGATCAAAGTTTCAGAATTGAGAATCATATATAATTATAATTCATCAAGGATATTTTTATGGGATTTTTGAACGATTTTATTTTCAATAGCTCAATTTTTTTATTTAACTCTGTATTAAGACTTTTTATATCATGTTTTAATCTTTTGTGATATTTATGAGGTAAATTCAAAGACATTTCTTCATATATACTATCTAATTGTTGTTTATAGAATGATATATCATCAACTTTCATCATTTCATTGTTAATGAACTTATAATATGAAATTAATAAACTATTAACAACATTTTTTAGGTTTTCAAATACTACGTTATTGTATTTTCTTATATAATTCATTCTTTCTATTATAGCCTTAATTTTAGTATTTGCATCAATAACACTTGTAACTTTGAAAGACTCTTTTGTAGATTGTATTATCAATTTATGGAAAAAAAATAATATTAAAACAATGAATATTAACACTAATGACTTTAACATAATTAATAAAAAATAACATATTTTTTAAAATGAAAATAATATTAACAACATAGAGAGCATCAAACATGCTATTCCAATATAAATTTTTTCTTCATAGTTCATAGAAAAACTAAAATCTCTTTTTATAACTCTATTGGAAAAGTTTTCAACTGTATTTATTGTTTTTAATAATATTTTATGCAATGGTGTATTTATAAAATCAAGTTGTTTTTCATCATCTGCCAATAATTTTGATAGTTTTTTTAAGTTTTTCTTTTTATCTTTATTCAAATAATCATAAAGTTCATCTTTATCTTGTAATAACTTTGAATTTGTTTTCATTCTATTGAACTGTTGCTTTGTGTTAAAATCTTGATTGAAACGTATAGGGTTAGACATAGTAGATCTATTAATTATATTAGATAATATTTATTAATTCTACATGTCCAAGCATATGTCGACGGCAACACAATCTTTTCAAACCGAGATCATCTAATATTGTTCCATAACCCCATTTTTCGTAAAATGCAAGATCATTAATATCTGTATTATCATCTTGTTTATTTTCATCTTTCATTTCAATTTTCTTCTCTTCACATTTTTTTTGATAGTAATTCCACTTATCACCAAGAACTTTACCACATGTAAAACAACGAATAGGAATAATCATTTTATATATATATCCATTTTTATATTTTTAATTCATTTTTTATTGTTGCATTGCGCGATAAAAACTTATATAATTGTTCATAAACGACGAAGTTTTATCTAATTTACAACCATCATCACAAAATTTCGAATATACAACATCAAATACTTCTTTAGCTTCAACAATTTTGTTGGATTTTAACAAACAAAGACCTTTTAAATATAACATATCAGGAGATTCTCTATACTCAGCTGTTTCGTACAATTTCATGAATGCATCTAAATTTACTTTATCATTTTGAATGATTTTATAAAGTTCATTATATTTAGAATTGTACATGAGAATATTATTGTTATTAATTCCACTAGTATATTTGCCAATTTTAGAGCCATCGATACAAATGTTAGGATATAATTTGTATACTTCAGTGTTTGTCTTGTTTATGGCTATTGATAAACCAATATTAGTTTGATATGCTAATGGTAGCATATGTTTCATAATATTTGAAGCCACTTGTGGTGTTACAAAATATGATTCACATGATGGAAGTAACACTTTGTTGTTATAATTGCTTATTTTTTCAAATTCTTGTTCAGGTTCTATTGTAAATGGTTGTCCAAACATAATCATTTCATATGAACTATCAATAATAGAATCTATTTTTGATTCAAACGATTCGGCTATGATAACATCATCTTCCAATACAATACCAGATTTCTCAGATTTTGATATAGATTCTAGAGCAGAGAAATGTTTTAAGTAATTCGATATATTGTTCATATTTAATGTATTATGGAACTTATCAAAAGCTTCATCTATTTCATCTGGGCTTTCAGGTTTATTTTTTCTTATTAAGTTTTTTATCATTTGTGCATTTAGTTCGACATTATTAAATTTAGAAACAATATGTACTTCATCTACTCTAGTTAACTTCGATAAATACTCTTTCATCAATTGCACATTATCTATGCGTTTTTTCATAAAAGAATCGTGAATAATGTATACATTGATCTTATCCATGTTTCTATAAAAAAAGACTTAAAAAATGATTTTTTATACGAATATAAATTAAAGCACACTGTAAACATGGAGTTTTGTAAATTTTGTGATAATATGTTATACATAAAACATGTATCATCTACTGAAGATGAAGAATCAACAAAAGATGTCCATTATTTCTGCAAATTCTGTGGAAATTATGAAGAATTCAATGTCAATGAACCCAAACTCATATCTAAAATATCTTTCAAATCTGATGATAGTATTGATAAGTGGATAAAAAAAGATATTGATTTTGATATAACATTGCCACATGTTCACAATATCAAATGCATTAATAAAGAATGCACTAAGAAATCTGAGGAAGATAATGATGTTATTCTTATACGTTATGATAATACCAATGTTAAGTTCATTTATTATTGTGTGCATTGCAAACATTATTGGAAAATTGATTAAAAAATGATTTAATCAAAAATTATATTGTATATAATATTAAATAATGAGTAGTGTAATCAATTTTGAATCATTTACTGATGTGCATTCTAATTATAACCCAAGTAATAATAAATCCCGAAATATCATGACTATTTATGAAAAAACTAATGTAATTGGATTGAGACTTGAACAACTTGCATTCGGTGCACCATCTCTATTGAATGAATCAGAATTAGAAAACTGTACCTCACTAAGAGATATTGCCGAACTAGAGTTAAAAAATCATGTATTACCTTTTATGATTTGTAGAAATATTAACAACACTAAAGAATATTGGAAGATAAGAGATATGGTCATTTTGAATTAAGTCTTATGTTTATAAATTTTTAATATATTTCTTGATTTGTTTTTTGTATCCATTGTGTCATGCAACGAATACCACCACCTTCTTTCCAAAGTTCCTTAATATCCACAATATGAATAGTGTAGCCTAAGTTTTCCAAAATGTTTACGACTTTTTTATTTTCTCTTCTATTGCTATGAATTATATTATCTCCAATTATTAAAAAATTTGTTACTAATATACCGTCAGTTTCATCATCTATATCATGTAAAGTGTATTTGTTTATATATTTATGCTCTATGTGTGTCCTTTTTCTTGAATAAAGTATCGTATTCGGAAATACAACCGATAAAACACAATCAAGATGCATATCGGTGTGTGATATTGGAATAATGTTTTTCATCGGAAATAAATATTGCATGTGCTCGATAGCTTTTTCATTAGTTCTTTCACCTATACCAATGAATATATCATTTTCATTTTGAATAATGTCACCACCTTCGAGTTTAACATCATTTGGTAAATGAACGATTGTGTATTTAGAAAATAAAGTACTAGCTATTGAAAGATATTCTTTACTCCGATCTTTTCCAATTGAATCATTAGTTGTTAGGTTGCATATTATACATTTATTATCTATTACAACAAAAATGTCTCTCAACCATATTATCTCATCCATATTATGCTGGACATTCATTACATCCACACCAAGAGACTTAATTTTATTACCCAAATATTCAATTATTTGTCGTTTATCATCGGATGAAAGTATATTTGTTGCATCTTTTTTATTTGAACCTATAATTATAGACATTGAAATTCTTTCTATAAGAAGTTTTTTTATTATTTTAAATAATAACACACTACAATTATTCAAAATACTTGAACCAAATAATATATATAGTAATAATAATATTATTCGAATGGTTATTAGTACTAAAAATAAAAGATTATTAGAATTATTCAGTGGGTCAGGTAGTGTTGGAAAGGTTGCAAAAAAATTGGGATATGAAGTAATAAGTGTAGATATATTATATCCTGCAACGTTTAGATGTGATATTTTAAAATGGAACTATAAAAAATATCCTCCAGGATATTTTGATGTAATCTGGGCAAGTCCACCTTGTACTGAGTTTAGTTATGCAAAAACAGTCGGTGAAAGAGATATAGATGGTGCATTGAAACTTGTGAAGAGAGCATTAAAAATAATACACTATTTTAAACCCCGTTCATACACAATTGAAAATCCAGTGG